CCATCAACTTCAAAATTGTACCAAATTTCCCCTTCGAAAATTTTCATGAATTTTTTGTACAAAATAGTTGACAGCATATAAACTTTGGTGTACAATATACTTGTAATAAATATACAGCGTTTAATTAAAGGAGGATTTTAAGTATGAACAAATTTGAAGAAATTAAAACAAGAAGAGAATGGGAACAGTTAGCACTTGAGCATTTTGATACAAAATGCGAAGAAAAGCTTAGCTTTGTAGAGGTTTTAATTAGGAAAGCTATGATACTTGAGCACTTACTATTCGGAACGGATAAGAAAAAATCTTACGAAATATACACAAAACTTAATTTAGACGAATTAAAATCAAATATAAATCTAATGAAAATGGTATTAAATATGAGAAAATAATGAAAATAAAACTACATTTTTGCAGTATTTGAAACAAATGGTGAATATAAAATGTATATTTAAGAGTTAAATAATGGAGGTTAAGAGAATGAAATTTAAAGATTTATTTTTTGCATTTAATGAATTGTCACCAGCAACAATGATAGAAATATACATCAATCATGAAAGAGTCTTAATGAAAGCAGGAGAAGCGGCATATCAATATGGTAATTTATCAGTAGTAAGTTTTAACTCAAGAACTGTATATTAAAAAAGGAGGGTTTATAATGATGAAAGCACAGATAGTATACTACAAAGAAGATGGCAACAAGTTTTACGGATTTTATTTTAACAGACATTTTACAGCGTGTAGCTTTAGATTTGAGGAAGATATTAGAGAATTTTTATTATCATGCGGCTATGAAGTATCACCTGTAATAAGAGAAGTTGATTTTGATACACACATGGAAGCATCAAGAGAATGGAACAAATTAGCATCTGAACACTGGGGTTGTGATGATCGACTCGATATGGTAGAAATAATGATAAGAAAGCTAATGATTTTAAAAGAACTCACTTATGGAATACCTAAAGAAGACACTTACAAATCAGCGATTTTTATCCCACTAGATGAACTAGAAGAAGAACTTAATTACTGGAAAATGCTATACAAATTAACGAAAGTGGGTGGAATTTAATGGTACTGGTAAAAGAAATTTTAGTAATGAATAACACGTGGGATTTAAATACCATAATAACAATCTATCACACTTTTGAGGGAGAAATAGTAATTTTAAAAAGAGATAAAGTATATAACTTAATACAAGACAGACCACCGGAATTAGAATATAAAGTAAAATTTTTTAACTCAGAATCAATAAAGGTTTGCTTACCAGAATATTAATAGTAAAGGAGGTGGTGCCAAGCAACAAAAATACAAATGAAAGGAGGTGAAGAAATGAACTATCTAAAGAGAAACTGGTTTTTATTAACGCTCATCATATTACTCTCTGGTTATACAGCTTACACGTCATACTTAGTATTATCAAACAACAACCAGAAAGTAATAGAAGAGCAACAAAAACAGATATCACTTTTGTCTGACAAAATAACAGAACTAGAAAATAAAGAGACACCAGAAATCCCAGTGCTTGACACATCAACATTGGAGAACAGAATAAGCGCTATAGAGCAAGCACAGCAAACAATCACATCAGGCGTTGAATCCATGAATCAAGCAATCGAAGGAAATCAAAGTCAGATAAAAGCAATCTGGGCAACGTTAGAAGAAAACGAACTTGTACACTCTAACGCAGGAGAAACAAACAGATAATTTTTAATTGCGGGGCACACGCCCCGCTTTTGTTATTTAATAATCAACTGCTGTCCCGGATAAATCAAGTTAGGGTTACTTATACCATTATCATTAGCAATCTTTTGGTATGATGTGTTAAACTTACTTGCAATCCCAGACAAAGTATCTCCCTGTTTTACAGTATATGTTTTGTGAGTTTGTGAACTATCACCGTTAATTTTTAAAACCTGTCCGGGATAAATCAAGTTAGGATTACTTATCCCATTATCACTAGCAATTTTTTGATAAGTTGTGCCATATCTGCTAGCTATACTAGACAGTGTGTCGCCACTTTTTACAGTATAATTAGCCCCGGATGGCTTAGGATTTTCTGCTGGCTTTTTTGAACCGGTATTACCTTTGATCTCGCTTAGCACGTCTCTTACCATATCATTGCAATCAACCCCGCCATTAATTCCTGGAACGCTCCCGTCACTGCAATACTGCCAAATATCAAAAGGGACGGTTGGTCTACGGCTATAATTTGCTATCCAGTTTGTAAATCTATCCAGACTATTTTTAATTACATTTTTAGCCCAGTCCTCATTACAATAATATCCAAACCAATAACCAGCCCTCTCAATAGCCTCACCCATCTCAATAAAATATTGAGCATTGTAATTTGATCTTACAACATCATCCTCAAGATCAATATAAATTGTTGGGGAGAACTTACATTTTTTAGCTAATCTTAAAATGTGTTTAGTCTCTGATTCTGCATGCGCTTTTGAATCGGCATAACTGTAAAGATAAATGCCATAAGGTATACCCAATCTCTCACACTCCTTAATGTTGCGTAAAAAATATGGATCATCTTGGCTAATAATATCGTCACCGTACCCGCACTGAATAATAGCACCATCAATATTACCCTTCACCGCCTCCCAATTAATAACTCCTTGCCATTTTGACACATCAATAATCATATATACCTCCTTACTTGCCAGTCAAAAGCATAAGCTGAGTATGCCCCTGCATCTGGTTTAACAGTTGGGCCATAGTAGGGGTCGCCCCCGTGCCCACATAATTGATTGTTACCTATATACATTTCTACATGGTTAAAAAACGGATTGTGATATGACCAATTAAAAAATACTAAATCTCCCATCAACATATCACTTGTATCTAAAGAGCCACTACCCTCTTTAATAAGTGACCCGTTATCAACTTGTGTGCCAGTCCATGTACCTATCTCTACACCAACTACACTATTGTAACAATGCCAAACAAGTCCAGAGCAATCAGCGTACCCATTGTCTGGCCACATCCTTAAATCACCAGATTGAGAGTAACCTAGTTTACCCTCATAACTCAAAATTTTATCAACCAACTGTTGTCGTTGATCATCCGTGCCACTCCCCGTATTAGGGTATGACGGCTGAGGTTTTGTTGTAGTCTCACCCTCAATTTTTTCAAAGCGATAAATTGGCAACCATAATTTATCGCTTGCCTGATAAAACTCTATTTTTTTGTTTGTACCATTATTATCAATGTACAAAAAGAATGTTTTACCAAACTTTTGTAGTGACTTAATATTTAGGGATGTCTCAAATGGTTTTGATGTATTATCGGGATTACCACTATTTTGGTTTTGATTACCACCGATACTATGTTGTGGATCATAGTTACCAAAACCCTCCTTACCACTTTCCCCGTCCCACTCATCTAACAGGGCTTTTACTGTGTTTTGACGATTATAATAACTACCAACTATGCCATTATTAAGTACTGTCATATACCACACATCATAGTTACAATTACCGCATCCGTTAAAGATCTGATAAAACGCCTGCGGTGATTGATGATAATTAGTTAACCCAAAAATAGCGGTTTTAGGATCAGTTATTCCGCACTCATCACGCAGGAGGGGAATATAAGAATTATCACAATCTGACTCCCACAACTTATTTTGTGTGTTAACACCCTCATCAGTAACAAGCACAGCACTAACCTCATTAGCTTCATTTTGCGTAAAAATTTTGTTTCCCCATGCATCTCTACCTGCCTGGATTTGAGGTAACAAAATCGGTAGTTGGTTAGCAGTATCAGGATAATCAGTTATTAGCAAATTTAATAAATCCCAACTCCTGCCATATGTCCATTGCATAATACCAATACCAGCCATAGCCCACGACTCAACACTACCATAATTACAGTTAGTCTCTACTGTACTTGTTACGTACATTGCATAACTTTTCCAATTTTGATCATAAATAGCCATTTATTTTAACCATCTTCCCACATAAAACATTCTTGACAAGATAGAAAACTGTATTCTGCTACCTTCTGGAACCGAACCCCCGATTGATTTAAAATAAATGTTTCCTCCGCTTACGATATATTGCGGATTTCCGTAAGTTATTGTACCAGAAGATGATGTGATTGAAAGTCTACCGCTAAAATATAGCGTTGAATTATAGGTATTATTAAAAATACTCTGAGGTAGTCTCATCAATACTGTACCAGATGTGCCTAAAACAGGGGTAAATCCTGATTTAAATTCTATGAAGTTATAGATTGATGCTATTTTTAAGCTAGGGTTAACATCAATTGAAGCAGAATATTGTATAAAATTAGTCTCATCTGGGTTGTCTAATCTAAAATTACTCCAGGCATTAATACCATCTATTGCTTCGTTAGCAGAGCTGTTAGCAGAGTTAGCAACAGAGTTAGCAGATTGCGCCAGAGCACTAGCTTCTCCAGCCGAAACTTCTGCCGCCTGCGCGGCAACCTTGTTAGCCTGCATCCCCGCATCAATTGCCAAAAATGCTGGGTTTAAATCTCCTAACCAGCTAGCCTTATCAGTACCGATAAATTGTGGTAAATCGTAGTTTGGTGTTTTGTTTGTATGTGACATATTAATCCTCCTTAAGCTACTGCAAGGACAGTCTTGCCCTCCCAATCATATTGATAAGTTGTAATATCATAGTTATCATAACCATCTGTTGTGATATTTTTATCATCATACCCAGTACACGTTAACGCGTCCTCTCTATGCAAGGACACTAAAAAGTCTATTACGTTTTTGTAAAAAACTCTTTGCCCTGTCACTGGATTAAACATATAAAATCTATCATCTTCTGTCAGATATTTTTTAGCGTAAAAATCATATTGGTAACATGTGATATTTTTTGCGTCATACATATCTGCTGTAAGATTAAGTCCATCATACTCGATACATGTGAGTGCGTAATAATTAAAATAATTATAAAAATCGTTAAGCACGTTTTGGACTGTATCAGTATAACCCGTAATTGGGTTAATCACATAAATAGATTGACCCTGTTGCTCTAACCAAATCGTTAAATCTGTAATCTGCTCTGTTACCCATGATCTTGTTTTTTGGTCAGCACTTTTTATAGCATCACTTAAAACAGTAAATTGGTTATTGATAACAAGTTCTAATTCTGACACTTTTGAATCTGTGTAATTATTGGCAGAATTTAACGTAAATTTATCCTGTTGATCGATATATTTATAAATCTCAGAATAATCTGACGATAATTGCTCAATAACCTCATTGATCTTATAAGTGAGTTTACAAAGCACCTCGTAATATGACAAAGACTCATCATATACAAGTGGCATAACTTTAAAGCAACGCCAAAACGGATATACATTACCAATCATTTTTGTCACCTCCTTACCATAGTTGCATAAATAGTACATCCAACTCCTCAATTATCAGCATGTCAATATTCAAAAAACTTTGCCTATACTCCATTAATAATTGACTATTAGATTTTGAGTCGTTTTTTCCAGACAACTTACGACTATATTTTTCGTTTTCAGAAGAATTCAACTTTGTTGTATTAGTTGCGTTCGTCTTTTGTGAGGTTGTTGCGTAGTTTTCTGAAAATGGGTCTTGTAGTGAACCCATGGGAGTATCATTTTGTAGTGACTTGTTTTCTCCCTCATCTTGAGACGTGTTATCCCCTGTCGTTTCCCTTTCATATTGCTCGTTTGTGGAATATGTTTCAAGGGGATCGAATTCAATCTGGGCTGATAAATAAAACTGATTATAATATGGCATGATCTCATTCATTTTGACATTTAAGTATCTCTTAAATAATCCTGCCGTCTCAAAACCAATCTCACGCATATAATAGTGATTAAGTATTTTTTCGTTTAGTTTCGAACGATAATTTTCATCGAAAATGGGGTAATCATTAAGCCCCAAATCGAAACCTGATTGAATAAGATATCGTAACTCTGTTGTATATTTACTCATCCAAATTGACCTCACTTTCAGATGTTTCACATGAAACATTTTCGATGTCTTCTGCTTGCCCAAAAACCATAACGTTATATAACTGCTCTAACTCTGGGTTATAATTTACAGTTATATTTGTTCCAAACATTCTGTTGATTTCATCCGCCCCCTGTCGGCGTGAATTTAAACCGATCTGCCTAGACATTGATATCTGCTCAAGATTGCTGTTTACCTCATCACTGATCTGACGCTCTTTTTTATCCATGTTATTATTGTTAATACCTAAAAATAACATAGCTTCATTCCAGATTCGATTTTTTTCGATGCTCAATTTATCCGCGATAAATGGTGCATCAGTTTTTAACACTTTTATTGAGTCTTGATCCAAATTTTTATTGCCAAATATAAAAGGCTGATTACCCTCATACTGCATATAAACGTTTTTCATGCTGAGTTTTTGGTTCTCGTCGCACACTATCAAAATAGGTGTTTTTTGTGCGTTTATATTTACATCGATAGCCCGGCTTATGTTATATAACTTTTGTGCAAACATATCGATATCAATATGAGTTGTAGTGCGTAAAAAATTGTTAAAAACTATTACCGAGTCACTTTTTGTTTTATAATTTTGATAGCCATTTACACTGTACGCCATACGGTTAATTGGGATACGATACACGTCCAATTCGCCGCCAATTGTACACTGCAAAAATAAGTCGCCGATAATCTCATCCTTAAAATACAGTCCATAGCCATTTTCAAAAAGTGTTAACTCAAGGAATCTTGGATCAATTGTATCAGGTAACCCCTCCCACTTGTACATATTTATAGCCAGCTCTTTTAAAAAATAGTAGTAATGTAAATATGTTACGTTGTTTTGCCACATATTACTCCATCCATCCAGAGCCTTGTTATAGCCATACACTTTATTATAATTTTTCCTTGCCATTTTTGTCAGCCCCCGATCCATGGATTATCATTATACTTACCTATCTCAGTGTGCCATATAGTAGTACCATTATCAAACATATTTTTTAAAATCTCTATGTCGTCTTTTGGGATGTTACCTGCTAGGATGCACCCGGTTGTCTGCACATAATTAAAGTTTTTATTACCAGTGAGTGATACAGTCTCAATTTTATTCTGCACGTATCCATATCTGGTAAAATATTCCTCTAATCTCTCAGCGTACTCTGGTCTGATTGTTTTCCATTTGAGAGTGATTCCGTTGATTCCGTTTGCGATGTTAAACGCATCGCCACCGGTCTGACCAGCTAGTGTTGGGGGTGCGATCTCAGCGTCTTGTATTTTTGCCATCTGCTGTCTGATAGCTATCTCGCTATTTTTTACACCAGTATATGCACTTTTAGCCCCACCATAAATTGATCCAATTGTGCCTCCAATATTACCAGATAATATAGAGCTGATTGCACCAGCACCACCCTCTATCGCACCCATAACTACAGCCTCTTTTTTGTTGTAACTGTTGATACTGTTTGATAATGCAAAACTATTAGCATTATTAGCCATATATAACAGATAATTATCAACAGTTACCGGAAGTTGTGGAAAATTAGCGATTGATAATCCAGCGTCTAAAAACTCTCCGTATTCTGGTCGGCCGTCGTACTCATGCCCATTATCACCAAAATCATTATAATACTTAAGATAGTATGTCAACCTTGGTGACGCACCAACATAATTTACAAGTCCTAGCTCTAGTTTTGACAACTCATTAACCGCCTCAGGCTTTATGATAAATTGATTTCCGTTATAAGCTGTCATTTCTATATAGCTGTACGGATAGCTATATAATTTAGAATTGTCATACTTTGGGAAATAACTCCACCAATTGTCTATACTACTTAGTATAAAGTTTGAGCTTTTATATCCGTCTCTCAATCTTCCGATCTTTTTACCTGATGCCATGTTAACAATCTCAAAGTTGTTGCCAACCACTTCCTCAGGCAGAATCGTTATTGATTGGATACACTGCGTTATCCATGGCACATCTTTTAGCTCAGCTAAAATTGCTTGTAAACTATCAGTTCTTGGCGAAGGATTATCGTTTAAATTATCTATGACATAATAATCTAATACTGATGGCATTTTGTCAAACGTGCCCCCAGTTGATGATTTTAGGTTAGGGTTATCAGTATCGCCAAAATCTGATGTGAGGTCAGCACTTGAGCACATTAATACATAATATGTATTCCAACTGACAACCTCTGTGTGAGTCACAACATAATCACGCCCATATTCCACCTGCTCCGGAAAAAGATTGGACAACCACGGAGTGCCATCTGACAAAAATTGTTGCTGATGAGATCGGCTAATAAATGACTTTAAATACTCGATATCAAATTGCCAAGTCTGAAATACGTCTATCTCAAATGTGATTATTGTGTTATCGTCATTTGCGTACTCTTTGTTACGTATAAATGCATAAAACCATTTTGTCCCAAAATTTTTGTTTTGAAACATAATGTAATCACAACCGTAAAGATTATCGTAATTTTCCGGAACTGCAATCGTACCATCCCTGCGTAGGTATTGGAAATCATTATACTCTCGGTATTTTTTGGACAAAAAGTATAAAGATTGCTCTGACGCATTTTTAAAGTCCATCTGATTTTTATAATCAGTTAACCTAGTATTGTTAATTAAGATTAACCGTGATTGTGGTGTGATTGCCATGTCTATACCTCTATCCTGTAATTGTTACTGTGGCTTTTGCGGTTTTAGTCGGGTCAGCATCAGCTACATATAAAACATTATAACTTGTTTTTGTCTCATTTGCCGCAATGATCAAAAGTCCGTCATCGCTAATACTTGTGCCAGCGGACACCGACCCCTCAATGCTAAAGTATCCTTTTTTGTTTATTAATCCATTACCCTCTACTGTCCCAATAAATTGTGCTGTCCCGCCTTTAGCAACTGTTGCTGTAGTTGGCGATATTGTAACATTGGTAATCTCTGGGGTTATAGTTGTAAACAAAATCGCGTTGCTAAAAGGCGACACGGAAAATGTTTTCCATACGTGGTAAAAATAATTCCAGTACAATCCCTCGGGATTGTACACCTCGGTCATGTTGTAGTAATTATCAAAGATCATAAACCAGTCACTGTCAACCATTAATCCTGAGATAGATTTAAGTGAGTTTAACTCATCCTCTGTAAATGGAGTATAAGTTGTGTTTGGATCATCAGCAAAAATCTCCTGTAATCTACCCTCGTCAATAGTGCCAAATCCATCTACCCCAATCTGCCGACCGATCAACTCCGCTTTGTCCATGTTAAATGATAATGCCAAAACCTCGACATCAAAAATTGAGGACAGCTCAGTTGTTAAAATAGTGTACAGATATCTTGGGTCTGTGTAAGTCCGTACTCCCGCATAGTTATAATTAGCAGACATATAACTTAAGTTTTTGGCAGATGCTACCATTGTAGTAGTTACTGACCTTGCGTTATCCGCTGTAACAGTTGGGATAACTGTTGTTGATATTTTTCCGTCCAGCGCGCATCTTGCAATGAGATATTTCATTACCAAAAACTCGTCATAATTTGCACCTGTGTATAACTGCTCGATAATTCTGCCAATTAAATCGGTAATACCCTGCCATGACAAAAACGCCTGTCTAAGTTGGTCATTACTAACAGTTGTCGGATAAAATTTTTGGTAATTCATAGAATGAAAAGCCGCCTGAACGTCTGGGATTCTCCTTTTAAAAAGGTCAGTTTCAGCTTTTTCTGGATTAAACTGATAAGGTCTTGCAATTTCTACAAAAATTTCCTCTACAGTTTCCCCGTATTCTAAAAGTCCTTTCTTAAACCCAGCCCACGGATTTTCATAAAGTCTGGATGTTATGATTACTCTACCGATGCGATTAACAAGGTTTGTTAAAAAGGCGTTTTGTAATGGCTGATACTGCATGATAATATCGCCGATACCTCTAAGCGACTGCAAAGACTGATCTTTTGTAACTTTAGCTCCGTTAACTGTATCTCCCTCTTTTAACGCCACTGGCACCTGATCCGCATATGTGCCGCCTATCTCACTACGGGTTACGTTTAAAATGTCGGCAGAATTTAATTCGTTTAAATTTTTGGTTGCTTTCGGCTTAGTTGGCATATTAACCCTCCGTTCTTTCTAATAATTCGTCAAAACTTTGAACTTCTCCGTCCCGCTTTACGTCTTCTTCTGTTTCTTCTATTGTATCGTTAAAATCTTCTTTCACCTCGGAAGTTCCAAAAAAACGATCCATATATCTGGCTTTCAAATCGTCATATTCTTTCTTCCAATCTTTTTCCTCTTCTCTGGGAGTGTAAACGTTTACATCATCACGCCCACTATACTCGTATTCATCCTGATCTTCTCCATCATACGTTTCCCCATATTTTTTTAAAATTCCTTCTCTCTCGTCAAAATCATCTTTCAGGCGTTCCACATCTTTTTCCATGTCTTCCGTCATTCCGCCACTTTCCATTATGCGGCGTAAAATTTTTTCCATGCCATATCGCGTTAAAATTGCCACTTAAATCACTCCTTTTTAAAATTGTCTACTAACTGCTGGATAACTAATGTGTTATTTTCGATTGTCTTTCGCATACTTTCGGCTTCATCTTTATGTTGTGCGTCCTTTTTGACCATATACCAAAACATCGCACCACAACAAACGATTGGGAAACCATAATTGCCTATCATATTCGCAAAATCAGCCGGGGACATTTATTGACCTCCTTCCTTTTTATTCTATATACATTATAACACAAAACGATAAAAAATGAAAGTTAATACTTTTGTACCAAAAAAGGAGCGGGATAAACCCGCCCCGTTTGTATCTGAAATTGATGTGCCTAATAAATCACGTTAGCAAGACGGACAAGTTGACCCGCCGGTTTTAAACGGTGCTACCGGGTCACACTAAATATTAGCTACATCAAAAGATACCTATATAGATAAAATATCAAAAATAATATTCTTGCTGTCTAAATTATTAAATCTTAGCTGGCCATGTTCAAAAACTTTTTTGAGGTACTGCATAACAAAAGTTGACTTGCTAACCATTAGTGCATTCTGCTCATGGTCATCTGCTTTAAATGTTAATTTTACTGGGTATGTCATATCAGGGCTATCGTTTACATATACAATTCCATCCTCAAAAAACTCCCTGATTGCATAATATTTTGAGCCATGTTTTATTGTTGCTATATATCTGCATTTACCTTTGATGTGCTCTATAAAACTATCGTTGTCATTAAGATATACATTTTGAGCGGCGTAGTCAGAATAGCCATCATCAAAAGCTTTTGCAAAACCTGAGTTAGATAAAGATTTACTGGCTGTCTCATTAAAGGTCTGCTCCATAACCCAGCCATGTCCCCTTAAAAATTTTGTGTCACTACGCAACATTTTGTGTATACCCATTGACTTGTAATATGGGTTTAACATGGTTACACTATTTGATGCTAATATTGTACGGGTGTATCTATATTGTTTTCCCTGACCTCTTGCGATGGTCACGTGGATCGACTGAAATTTTTTGATCTCATCAGCGCAATAGTGATTGGTTTCCGACTGGAATTCGTCAAGAAAAACATTCGTAACCTCGTTAAAATAAGATGAGTATTTTTTAAGTGCATCGGCGTTACTTAATGCAATTGCAAAACCACAACTTTGCTCATTATAGTACAACTCATAAAACAAACCTTTGGCTACTGGTATAGCTATCAGTTCTCCGTTGTTAAAAAATAACGGTTTTATATCTCTAAAAAACATATCAGCACAGGATGACAATTCATAATTAAATCTATATAGTTGTATAAATTTTCCTTTACCTTGGATAAAATTATTAAGACAAAGTCTTTTAAAAAATACGGTCTTTCCTGCGGTTCTGTTTCCAACGCACAGGTATATTTCCGGCTTGTTTCCATCAGCGTCTTTTAATGACAATAGTTTTGTGCCGTCATAATACATGCTATACTCCTTTATTATAAAATTTTTCACGTGAAACATTTAAAATAGCCCCGTTTCCGGGGCATATTTTTATACGATTACACAAGTTAAAAAATCTTTCCCTTTGTAATTGGATGATTCTTTCCTTATCACTTTAATTGCCCAATCTTCGTCTTCACCTTCCATTTCTTCCGCAATTTCCTGATAAGTTCTGTATAAAGTCTCAGAACCTGAGACGTACATTGTCCCATCCTTGTCTACATAAATATATTTGTTGTAGTCTTTGTTGTCACTTTTTTCATTATGGACAGCTACTTTTGCTACATAGTCAACGTTGATTAAAACACAGTCTTCATAATTCTGTGTAACTTCATCAAGTTGATGTGCGTCTGTAAACATTTTTATAGCTACTCTTTCTTTACCTGTTAATTCTCTTGTTGCTTCTACTACTTTTGCACTATATTCTGCATTTCCCATTTTTATTCCTCCATATAATCATTAATAAATTATGCTATTCATCCTCAAGTTCTTCATCTGCAAATTCGTTGTATTCAACTTCTGCGTATTTCATAAATGTGTCAACATCCATGGAATATTTGCGCTCGATTGGTACGTCAGAAATTACAACTACCTGTTTCTTTCTTTCTTTTGATAACTGCTGGATCATGCGTGCCCCCGGCTTATTAGCCATTTCCCTAGTTTCAAAAACTTCCAGATTTGTGCCATTTACTTCGGCAAAAGAGACAGAGTGTGTGATAATACTTCTTGTGATTTTTTTCATCTTAGTTCTCCTTTTCTTGATTTTATATAATATATTGCTACAGCCTTATTGTAACATATTATGTACAATTCGTCAAGTTTATTTCCTCATTTCGTAAAAATTATCAATCAGAATTATTCCTCCTTTTATTCTTTTTGGCTTAAGTGCTCCTTTTACCCTTAACCCTATTTTAAAGTCCTCCATCCTATAATCTGCCAAAAAATTTTGTTTTGCTTTCTCAGGCATTCCTGCACACTTTATCTCCATTTTGGGTTTACATGGTTTATCCTCTTTTACCACCCTCTCAATATATGTCTTTTGTCTTACAAACAATCCCTTATCCCATTCAGACTCCTTTTTCCAGCAACAAAAGTTTTTGTTGTGTATTCTCACTGATTTTGGGGAGCAGGTAGTTAAGTGTATTGAGTCGGTATCTGAGTATATAAAATTGTCGTAATTTTTTTGCGCGGCTTTTATTGTAAAATTACGTGCGTAAGATGTTATGTAGCTACCTATTGCTATATAGCCGGGAGTCTTCTCTTTCTCCTCGACAAGATCAAAACTAAGACAATCTCTATCCGGGTTTATATATGGTACTTTGTAACTGCTGTCTGTACTAGCCGCTTCTTTACCATACAAATTGTTTAAATAAAGTTTTGCTAACTCCCGTTTTGCTCCCTTTGATGTCATTTTTATCTCACGATACTTATCTATGTATTCATCAAAGATGCCCTTCTGTTTCCAAAAATAACAGCAATCTAAAAACTTAAAATCGTAAACATTATAGTGTTTAAAAAATGTTTCAAAATCTGGACGAGTCATAGTCAATATAACCTTGGCCTCTTTTACATTATTTTCTAAATCACGATAATATCTATGATATGAGCCGTGATAATATATGTCGGAGGTAGTCAAATATTCGTTTCCCTTGTACAACATATTTCCTTTTATTTGTACAGTCGGTAAATGATTTTCTTTCAATTCAAATCTACATTCAAATCTTACAAAATACAAAAAAGATTCTGATGTTTCTATCTTTTCTTTAAATTCTTTAAAATCTGATGTAAACCTCGGTCTTCCGGTGGGGTAAAAATTACCAGATATAGAGTGCATCATACTTGGATATAAGGAGTTAACATCTAATGTTAATCCTCCCTTAATTATTTTATTAGCGTACTCAGGCTTTAAATAACAGTAACCTCCTTTGTAAGATTTCCTGATGTATTCTCCAGCGTTTTCCTGACCGTACTTTTGATCCATTTCAATTTCATATAAATTTGGAAACAGATTATTGTAATCTATTTTATCATAAAATGACTTAAATTCTTTTAGACAGCAACTACCTATGGTTATTGAGTTATGCCCTTCATTAAACATAATTTCTAACGCTTCTTTTAAAACTAAAACGTCATTTTTAATGTAGTGCTTTTCATCTTCTGTGATAGGGCAGTTTTTATATCTATAACCCTTATATTCCATTTCAAGTTTTTTGTGTTTTGTGCCAAAAGATTTACCAATTCTTTCCAAACTAAATGGTAATAATTTTAATGAGTCTCTGATCTCTATAACCTTGTTATTCTTTTTTATGATTATGTTATACCATTGTCCCATTTCTGAGATTGACGTTTTAAATTGGTTATTTTTCATATCTTTTTCCGGGACTCTGTTAAAAACATAATGCTCTCTTAATAGATAATCAATTATAAAAGATCCATCAAATTTTAAATTATGAAAATATAAAATGTTATTACCAGACAAGTTAAACATATCAATAAAAAAGTCTTCTATACTTCCTTTTATTATAGGTTCTTCATCATATAATTTAACATAGCAAGCTGACCAAACTTCAGTAAATGTTTGACCATCAAACACAGTCGTTTCAAAATCACACGCATAATAATTAAATTTTTTAATTCGCACTTCATCTACTACGCTCCAGCTCCTTATATTTATACTTCATAATTCTCCTCATATTCTAACGCTTCTATCATACTTTCTCTTTCAATAGGACCAAGATCCATAAAATCCATCATAGATGATAACGCGTTAAAAAGTTTCTCTGTATAAACTACTTTATAATTTATGAGTTCTCCTTGTTCACTTGCCTTTTGCAACATTCCAGCAACTTCATTTTCTGTGTGTTTAAAAAGTAAATTATCTAACCATGAGTTTATTATACCTCTTGCCCATTCGTTAAATTGACTCACATATCCTCTAAAATTGGCTATTACCATATGTGATTCTTGAGGTATTTCATCATATAAATCTAAAAGTTTTTTTGCTTTTTCTCTTTGGGCTTTTTCTCTTTGGGCTTTTTTAAATTGGTAAAATGATGCTTCTATTTCTCCATATTCACTTAACATAAAAGTTCTGGCTTGTATTTTCTTAGGGGTTATTTTTGACAGTCTTCTTACTGATGCTTGAGTGATTCTTTTTGGTATATTAGGTACTACAAAATCAACATATAAACCCTGTTTCTCGTATCTTCTTACTGTTGCTAATACTCTCGATCTTTCTTTTCGGTATGCCTTAACAGTAGCAGATACTTTATTAGTCCGTCTTCTAGCTGACAAGATTATTCACCCTTCCTTATGATTATGCTGTTTTCTCTAAGTTCCATTATTACTTTTGGGTCTTCTGGCGTAATGTTTAAAAATGCTGCCCATTCGCTGGGTACACAGGCTTTGACCGCGTAATACTTTCCAGACCGATTAAAAATTAATTTCTTTACTTTTACCATTATTTCACCCCCTTTATCTATAATCACATTCATTGCAACTAGGGCATACGACTTCGGCGCATCTACAGTAATAATCATAAAAACATTTCTCTTCGACAGCTATTTCATTTATTAGTTGCTCATATTCGTTTCTTAATAATGATACTTCTACCTCTAACTCAGAGGTGCTTAAAAATAATGCGTTTAATAAAGAGCTTGTTTTATCTGCTCCATTTATTAAGTTATTAAAAATCTGATATTTAGTTATTAATTCATCTTTATATTTAGAGTATCCTATTGAGTGTGTGTATTCTTCTCTTACATTCTTAAGGTCAATTTCTAGCACATAAGACGTATATCCTATACCCGCTAATCTTAACTCTCTAAGCAAACCATGCAATTCAGTTTCATTTGTAAAATTAAATCTGCCACCATAATGAAAACCGTAATATTCTTTTCCGTGTGTGCGATATTTTACCACCTGAGCCAATGGCATTTTTGTTCCCTCCTTTAAAAACAGCTTTTTTATTTTATTATAGCATATTTTGTACAAGA